CAGCGCCGCCTCGACGGCCCCGAACATGGCGCTGGAGTTCCCGGCGGGGTAGCGGTAGATCCCGCCCGTCTCCGGCAGGTCGTCCAGCAGGCCGACGCCCTGGGGGACGACGACGGGCACGCCGCAGGCCAGCGCCTCCAGCGGCGGCATGGGCACGCCCTCAATAGTGCTGGTGCAGGGGAACACATCGAGCGAGTTGTACCAGCCCGGCAGCTCCTCCCAGTCGTGCAGCCTCGTCGGGCAGGGCCATCCGCGCCCGCTGCCCACCAGCTCGATGCGCTGGCCCAGCTTGGAGCCGGCGAGCTTGGCGACCAGCCGCTCGCCCTTGCGCCCGCCGGGGTGGACGAACCCGCTGACCCCGACCTTGGGCGTCTTGTTCTTGGGCTTGTTCCCTGTTATCTTGAACTGGCCGTGGACCGCCGGGTGGTTGCACAGCGACGCCGGGCCGTAGGCCGACAGCTCGTCCATATACTGCCGCGCCGCCGTGATCCGCAGGTCCGCGTTCTGCGCGGCCAGCTCCCACCAGAACAACTTCCATTCCTGGTGGCCCTCCTTGTGCGTGAACCAGCAGGACACGGGCGTCAGGTGCCAGTCGCTGAACCGCTCGCCGAACTCGATGTAGCAGATGAAGTGGTTCAGGTCCGCCTTCACGTTCGGGCTGTTGGTGTAGGGCCAGCCGGTCGCGGCGGACAGGGCCTGGGCCTGGCGGTGCAGGATGTTGTTCTCGCCCTTCTGGGTGTAGATGATGTTGACGTTCATTTGCCCAGCTTCCCGAAATCGCCGCGGGCCACGCGCCAGGCCAGCCACAGCGCGCCCATGCAGAAGCCGAGGACGAACGTCAGGAAGAACGTCACCAGCCCCACCCACAACGTCATGTCGTTCACGCCTTGCCCGCCTTCCACAGAACCCACCCTTCGCCCTCTGCGGCGCGGTGGGCCTTCTTCTTGGACTCCCAGTACGTCATGGCCTCGTGCAATCCGCCCTCGCCGTAGGTGTAAAGGCCCAGGTCGTACTCGTCCAGCTTCTCCAGTTGTTCCAACGCCGATTTCCGTTGCTTGGCGTTCATCTGACTGCCCTCCCGAACCTATGGTCCACCAGCTCGCCGCCGTTGTACGCCCTGTCCAGCATCCATAGCCTGACCGGGCTCCGCCATAGCGCCCGCAGCAGCGCGGCCTGGTCCACGCGCCCGAACCTGGCCCATTCCTCGCGCCACGCCTCGAAGAACGCGCCGACCCGCTCGTTCCGCCGGGCGTAGAACACGCCGCCCTGGAGGGACAGCATCAGGCCGGGCCGGTGCGTGGCCTCCCGCTCCTCCTCGGACGCCTGCCAGAGCCATTGCTGCTGCTGGTGTCGGCTGGCCGTGATCGCCACGTCCCAGCCGTCGTCCAGCACGTCGAAGCCCGCCGACAGGTCGCCCCGGACCCGCGTGTCGGCGTCCAGGTACAGCCAGCGGTCCCACGGCGCGAGCTTGTCCTGGTTCAGCTTCGCCCAGCGCGCGCCCCAGCCGGGGCTGTCGAAATGCCGAACTATGTCCGCGCCCGCCACCTTCCCGTCGCTCACGGCCAGCACGGGCCAATCGTGAAACTGGCGGAGGCTGGCTATCATCGCTTCTGCCTCCGCCAGTGCGTTCGCTCCGTAGGCCACGCAGACGACGCCGCGTTCAGGCATCGACCGGGCTCCACTGTCCGGTCCACGTCACCGGCAGGGCCAGGACGAGCGGCTTGACCCGGTACAGGCTGCGCAGGAACGACAGGCGCGTCCACTGGCCCTCGCCCTCCCAGACCTCCAGCAGCCGCCGCGTGTTCTCGCATCTCCGCATGAACATCAGGCGGATGTCGTACAGCGGGACGCGCAGGTCGCGGATGACCTTGGCCGTGTACTCCCGCTCGTCGTCGTCCATCTCCTCGTCGCGCGCCAGGTGGCGGTAGTCCCACAGCGGCACGGCGACCTCCCACTTGTTGATCAGGCCGAAGCCTATCGCGAACATCGCCAGGTTGACCTTGCTGTCGGACGACCAGAACGCGGTCTTGTGCCAGCGCATCTCCCAGAGCCCGTCGCGCGACACGTCAACCCCGACGGACGGCTCGTCGCCGCCGCCGAACATCATGATGCCGCTGGTGCCCTCCGGCTCCTCCACGGCGACGGTCTCGGGGAACGGGGACACCGCCTTGCCGTCCGCCACCCACTGCAACGCGAGCTGCTTCCCGACATTGGCCCAGTCCCCGGCGTGGTACTGCCGCAGCTTGCCCCTGTCCTCGATGTGCATCGACTGGATCAGTTGAACCCAAACCGGCATCGGCGACTCCTCCAAGGCGCGGGGCAACTCACGCCGCCCCGCGCCAGGTTAGACGTTATTATGTCACGATCTCGTCCCAGCCTGCGGTGGAGCCAGGCGGGTAGCGGGGCACGACGCCGAACACGTAGCAGCCGAACACGTTCGCCGCGCCGTTGGTGCACTGGGCGCGGATGTAGTCGAAGCCTCCGTCCGCGTCCAGCTCCTCGGTCTGGAGCTCGATGATCACCTGCTCGTAGTCGTCGGTCGCCGCCAGCTGGGTGATGGCCTTGCCGGTGACCGCCTTGGCCCCGGCCCCGGCGGCGTTGGTCGCCTGCCAGACGGCCACGTCCAGCGTGCCGGTCAGCGCGCCGCAGAACACCATCACCACGGCGCGGTGGTAGTTCGCCAGGCTCACCCACTCGGTCGCCTCGACGCCCGCGTGCGAGCGGATGTCCAGCGCGTCGAGCAGGATGTTGACCTCAGTGAATCGGTTGGTATAGTCTGCCATTTCTCATTTCCTCCTAGCTGCCAGTGGCCGGATCAAGGATGACGAAGGGCGAGACTTGCGAGGTTCCGTCACTGTAGTACAGCGGCTGGGACAGCCACGGCTGGCCGTCCACGCGATGGACGCCGCGCCACACGGTCAGGTCGTAGCGGAACTTGTCGTGCTTCGAGCTGTCGATGGTCGTCGCCTGCCGGTCCCCGACGAGGTAGTAGCGCCAGTCGGCCAGGATGATGTCGCCGCGGTTGCCGATGAGCGGGCAGTGCTCGTTCCAGAAGACCGGGTAGCCGAACAGGGTGCCCGGCATCCCCTCGCGGGCGGACGGCATGAACACGTAGGACGGGTTGGCCGCGGGTCCGTTGAGCTGCATCAAGCTGGGCAGCGCCGACCGGCTGATGAGCCAGATCGGGTTGCCGTAGCTGTGCTCCAGCATGTTGATGATGTCCACGAGGCCGATGGCCCCGGCGACGGCGCGCCCCTGCACGAACGTCGCACCGGCGTTGATGACGCCGAGCGGCTGGCCCGCGCCCGTCCCGTTGATGAACGCCTCCTCCTCGTACCAGTTGATGGCCCCGCTGAACAGCGAGCCGAGCAGCGCCTCCAGCGCCACCGCGCTGTCGTCCAGCAGCTCGTCGCTGGCCTCGGTGAGCGTGACGAGCTTGTGGGCCACCAGGTTGATCTGGCGGAAGGCGGGGTCCGTCTCGGTCTTGTACTCGCCTTCCTCGGTCCACAACGCCCGGACGCCGCCGAACCAGGCCGGACGGCCGCTGGTCGTGTTCGTCTGGTCCAGCACCGGCCACTGGATCTGCCGTCGGCGCATGGGGACGACGGTGGCGCGGGGCCGCACGATGACCTCCGGTGCCGGGATCTGGAGCAGGTTCTCGCGCTGCTCCACCGGCACCAGGAAGCCGCCGGACGCGCCGACGCTCTCCACCAAGTCCTTCTGCTCCACCCAGCCCTCGGCCCCCTTGCGGTGGCCCGGCTCGTCCTTGTCGATCCAGAACTTCAGGCGCGGGTCGGGCCGCTTGGACCCGTGCTTGGCGTCCCAGATGGTCTCCAGGAACGTGCCGAAGCTCTTGAACCCCGCTGGCCCGGCCTTGGGCGGCGCGTCCTTCTTCTGCGCCATCTGGTCGAACTCGGCCTTGGCCTTCTCCAGGTCCCTCATGGCGGACACTCGGGCCTTGATGGCCTTGACGTCCGCCGTCATCTTGTGGAACTGCTCGATCTCCTCGCCGCTCACGTCCTCCTTGACGGCGAGGGCCTGGGCCTGCGCCATGAGCGCGCTGGCCTGTTCGAGCAGCTCCGACTCCTTGGTCTGCAACTCGATGGTCATTTCTCCACCTCCAGTAGTTCCATCTGCAATTTCCTCAACGTCGCCAATCTCTCCGAGGTGGGTGGGATGACCGGCCCGGCCTCTGCTGTATCTTCAGCGGCCCGCGCTTCCGCGGGTGCCTCGTGACCTTCCTCCTTCTCCTCCGCTTCCTCGTCCTCCGCCACGTCCTGGATGAGCCCCGCGTCCTTCAGGACCTCGGTGATGGTCGCGAGCGCGGCCTCCAGCCTGCGGGCGTTTCGGGCGGCGAGCACGCGGCCCGCCTTGTCGTCGCCAGGGAGGAGCCGCGACTGGTCGCCGAACTCGGGGACGTACCGGACGCCATCCACGACGACCTCCAGTGCCTTGCCCTGCTCCCGCTCCAGGATGGAACGCGCCCGCTCCTGGAGCTGGCCCTTCTTGGCATCGTCCAGCCCCGGCGCGTTGCTCTGCGGGATGCGCGCGATGGCGTTGCGCAGGTGCGGCAGGTCCACGTTGCCCTCGCCGTCCCTGTACGGGAAGTGCCGCGCCGACCTGGGTGTGGTCTTTCCGTCCTCGTCCTTGTCCATGCCCGACTCGATGTACAGGAAGCTGGAGTCGGGCAGGTCGTTGACGTAGCGGGCCGTCCACACGGCCTTCTCCTCGTCCTTTTCCTCTTGCCCCTGTTCCGGCTCGGCTTCCTTCGCCGCGCTCTCCTCCGCCTCCGGCTCGTTGGCGTACAGCGCCGCGACCTGGGCCTGGGCCTCCTCCGCGCTGCCGTGGCAGCCCAGCGACTCGCCCACCGGCTCGCCGTCCATGTTCAGCTTGTACACGCAAAACTGGCCGCCCTCCTCGTACACCCGGTAGGGCTTGGCCTCGGACGGCTCGGCATCCTTGTCCTCGTCGCTGCAATGTTCTTTGGCGCTCAGCGTCGCGGTCGCAGGGTTCATCCCGAACACCACCGGGCTGTACTCCCAGATCCGCACCTCGCGCAAGTTGCGGACGGTCTTTTTCTTGCCGTCCTTGTCCACCGTGGAGTAGTCGGACGTGATGGGGTCGTAACCGATGCTGTACTCGTCCACCGCGCCCGCCTTGATGCGGGAGAACGCCTCCCGCCCCCGGTTCGTGTCGAGCAGGAACTGCGTCTTGGCGACCAGCGCGCCGGTCGCGTCCGGGTACTGGTCGGTCAGGCTGGGCGGCAGCTCCAGCCGCCCCACCTCGCGCAGCTCCAGGGGCTTGCCGATGACCGACTCCACCGAGCGCGTGTCGTGCTGGTCCAGGACCTTGACCTTCAGGCCCCGCTCCATGATGCTCTTGCTGAAAGCGCCGGGATGGATGACGTCATCCCCCCGGTCGATGTTCCCCATGACCGCGACGATGTGCTCGACGATGCCCTGGTCGGCGTCGATGATCTTCGTCTCCATCACCGGGAACGACTTGTACTCCTGTGCTTTGCCCATGTATCCCTACCCTCCTATATGCGAAAACGCCGCTTTCCGGCCTGGCGATTCCGTCAATGCGCCAGGTGGATTACGGCGTTCTGGGTAGACTGCCGGGTTATGCTGTTGTCAACTAGCCTTTAGGCTTCCACTCCATGATGCCCTGGACCATGTTCTCCGCGACCAGGCGGGCCACGTAGGCCGCCCCGCCGCAAGACTCCATGATCGCCTCGTCAATCTCCACTTCGGCCCGCAATTTCTGCCCGTTCACCGTGACGGACGCCACGACCCGGTGCGGCCAATCCTCGATGGGAGGCTCCCGGAACGCGGCCGTCATCGTGTCGGCCCTCATCGCCCGCCAGTCGAGCAGCGGGGCCTCGGCCTTGAGCTGCCGCTCCAGCCGTTCCGCCCTCTCGTCGTACTCTCTCCAGTTCAACTCTCATGAACTCCTTCCGGGTTCTCCTCGGGGCCGGGGGCCTGCCCACATTGTACACCAATAACGACGAATTGACAAGACGGGTCAGTCGAACACCATGCGACCCTGCTGCTCGACATCGCACAACAAGCACCGCCTCCGGTTGTAAAAAGTCACCGTATCCCATCGATGCGGGCACTCATCTGCCTCCTCAATGATTAGCGCCGTCCCGCAATCTGGACATTCTCCGCCGACAATATCGATGAGCGGCTGTTTATACTCCTCAGCCTCGAAATAAGTCCATCCATTTTCCAGGTCCTCCGATTTGACTTGAATATGAACACCGCGAACCGTTACGGTAACGTTATCCAGGTAAATCGTCGGTCTCTCGCACGCCGGGCAATAATAGTACCTCATCACAACTCCTTTCGGGTATGCTCACATCTCCATCCTTGGCACGGCCGCGATGGCCTTGCCGCCCGCCGTCTCCACGACCTCTTTCCAGTCCTCGATGGTGACCGTGAAGGTGATGCTCTCCGCCAGCCACTTCACGACGGCCATGTCCACGCCGTCCTCCACGCTGCCTGCGCAGTCGCCCAGGTCCCGCCATCCCTGCTCGGTCAGCAGCTCTATCCTGACGCTCTCGCCGTGGATCATCGCCATCCTAAAATCTCCAACTCTGGCGCATCACGCCAGTACACCGTCTCGACTGGCAATCCCGCGAGCGTTCGCACCTCGATTACATCTAACCTGGGCCTGCCTGCCGTCATCTCCCAATGTAATCTGTTCATCACGTCGGCACGCAACCTGACGACACGGGGTTCACCATTCAGGAACCTCCACCGCTGGATGGTGTCTATGATTTCTTCCACCGTACCCGTAGGCAACACTAAGTCAGGCACCGTCACCATCCCCACCCCGCTTCTCCTCCCGCCACCACTTGCGCAGCTCCGCCGTGCGCGGGGCCAGCTTGACGCCGCAGTCGATCAGCGCCCGCTCCAGCGCGTCCAGCTCCATCAGCATCGCCTGGCGGCGGGCCATGTAGTATTCCACCCGGAACTGCACGAACTTCTCGGAAGTGACGGCGCTCATTCTGTGAACTCCAATTCAATGCTAGATTCCGCTTGCGGTGCCCCATCCTTCACCCAGTCATCAGCCTGTTTAACCATGAAAGATGCCAAAAAACCAGCATCATCCAAAAATGATCGATCAAAGTAGGACCACACACGCACATCATCTCGCCAATTGGGGAGCCTCGCCACGGTGACAGACACACCCACAACGTCATCACTATCGAAGTATATGTGCTCTGAAATCCTGGCCCTCAAAATGCGCGGGTGCGCCAATAATGCGGATTGCAGATCACCGTTCATGACTCCCCCTCCCCGGCCCTGAAGATGCGGGCAGACTCGCCTAGCCAGAGTGCCAACGCGGGAGAGAAATAGCCTATGGCGAGGATGTCCAACGTCATGTCGTCCAGCACCACCACCCGCTCGTACCCGCCCGGCATCTTCCAGCGGAGCTGGGCCTTGCCCTCCAGCTCGTCCACCCGCTCCTGCGTCAACGGCTCTCCTATCATTCCCACCTCGGCAGCGGCGTTGCCGTCGCGTCCTTCCACTCGCTCGGCCCCCACGAGTCGCGCAGTACCTGGCCGTGCATGATGGTCCAGTCCTCGCCGGGCCACAGCTCGCGCAGCGCGCGCCTCAGCGCCTCGGCCTCGCGGGCGTCCAGCGTGCGGGTGACGATGATAGTGTTGGTGGTCATTGGTCTGCCTCCGGCAGAACAGGAAGGAGAGTTCAACGGCAATTCGCCGTTTCCTCTATCGGTCCGTTCGGATCACCAGGATACATAAGCAAGCCGTTACCTATCCTGAATGGTTCCCCGACCCTAGCGGTAACCGGTTCGTGGCCCCATGCCGCGCCGATCTGGTGCGTGTCACGACATCTCCCGTCGGGCGTCGAGTACCATTCACGTTCCTGGACCCCCCATTGCGTGAACAATTCATTGGTTCCCCCATTTTGAGCCCTGGTCGTTTCTGTTCGAGAGATTAACGCAGTTCTGTAAGCCGGACGGCGATCACAAAACCATTTCTCTGTCGGCGTCAGGTTCTCCGCTTGACAGTCCACGCGCTCATTCTTGATGTAAGCGTCGAACATCCGAGTCAAGGACTTCTGCATGTCAGGAATCGACCAGCCTTCGCGCTGGGCAGTTTGCAGCATATCCACGATATCCTTGTTGGTCGTGTCCATGATGGGCTGGGCGAACTTTATCATGTACCCGTCGAACCAGCCGATGGCCTCCAGGTTCTGCACGTCGAACGCCATGCCCATCACCGCCGCCCACTCCGCGCCCTGGTCCTCCACCACGCCCTTGACCAGCGGGATGAACGCGGACCGCCACTCGTCGCCCGCCGCCGCCAGGTACTCCTCCACCTGCTCGGCGTAGGTAGTCCAGTTGACGGTCGCCTTCTCCGCCTTGGCCCTCTCCTTGACGGCCGTCAGCAGCGCCAAGAGGTCGCGCTTCTCCTTCTCGAACGTCCTGCGGGCGGCGTCCTCGAACTTGGGCTCCCAGCTCGCGGCGATGCGGTCGAAC